GCCGCGCTCCTCGATGGCCTCGGCGAGCTCAAGGTAGCGCAGCGGGTCGCCGGCATCTGCTTCGCGCAGGATGGTGCCGAGGCGGCGCGGATCGAGACCGTCGCCCGGGTATCCGGTAAGCGGCGTGCGCGTGCCGGACATCGAGGCCGCGGCGATTTCCTCGCGCAGCTCGGCTCGCTTGACCGGCAAGCCGCGCGCATCGAGCAGTTGGGGCAGGCGGGCCATGGCGAAGTCTCCTAGCTGGTGATGTGACGGACGGCGCGCATTGCCGCGTCTTCCATGTGTGTCAGCGCAAGCGCAAGATCTCGGCTGGCCATACGATCGCATTCGATGTCGGTCCCGCCGATCTCGTGGAGCAGCGCGAAGAAGTCTGCGGCAGCCTTGCGGACGTCGGCCACTTGGCGCTCTTCACGTGCGCTGCGCTTGCGGTGTCGTCGCATGATCACCTCTCAGAAAATGCCGCCGCGCAGACGCGCGCCGGACGGAGCGGACCACCAGCCCTTGCCGTCCAGGTCCTCGGCGGGGTCGTCGAGCTGCGCGCGCCGGCGCGCGTCGCCGACGGCCTCGTAGCCGTATTCCATCACGTCTGACCGGCTGGCATGGTAGGCGAGCGCGCCGGCGATGGCGCTGTCGCCGTGCCGGTCGAGCCCGTCGCTGCCCTTGAAGCGGAAGTTCTCCGGCACGCGGATGATCCCGCCCACGAACTGCAGTGCCTGGTGATCGCGCAGCACGTCCTCGTGGCGCGGCAGGACGATGGTCCCGTCGCCGAAGGCCTCGATGTAGGGCGGCATCTCCAGCTCGTACCACGACCGCGAGAACGCGACCTCGACGATCCGCGCCCCGTAACGCTGCGCGGCGACCTCTGCGAGGTAGGCCCCGTTGCCGGTCTTGTCCATCGCGCCCTTCTGGAAGTTGGGCAGCCGATCGAGGAGCCAGAACAGAACGTCTCGCTGCTGATCGAAGGGGATGTTGCGCAGCTCTACGATGAGCTTCGTGCGCCGAACCAGGTCCGCGCCCTGCTCGAGGATCACGATGTCCGTGGCGTCTCCAGAGCGCGCGAAGTCCTCCCCCATGAAATGCGCCCGCGCCGGATCGAGCGCCTTCAAAACGGGTTGAAGATGCTCTTCACACCATGCCTCGGCGGCGGCCTTGCGGTGCTCGCCGGGCGCGTTCTTGAAGCTGTCCGGCTGCGTCCAGCGCAGGAACGGGATGCCGTCCTGCATGACATTTTCGATCTGCACCCGGGTCAGCGCCGCGCCTTCCATCTCTGCGGGGATCGCGTCGAGCTCCTGCGCCCGGGCCGCCTCGCGCGCACCGTAGGAGGCCCGAAGCTGCGCCTCCCAGGCCGCCTCGGCCTCGGGCGTCCAGGTCTTGCCCGACATCAGGCACACGCGCTTGTAGAGGCCATTCTGGACCGCGTCGTGGAAGGTGTAGCGGTGGACGTTGTAGCCGTTCTTGCCCGCGCGGGCCTCGCGGATCAGCTCGTTGAACGGGTTCAGGTGACCGTTATGCGTCGAGATCACGCGCACGCGGCCGCCCCAGATGAGCATCGCGTTGACCGCGTCGATCACCTCGCGCACGTCCTTGTGGAACGCGGCCTCGTCGATCACCACCGTGCCCTGAAGGCCGCGGATGTTGGCCGGGTTCGAGCTGAGCGCCTCGACGCGAAAACCGGAGGCGAACCGCACGCGGTAGGCGGAGATCATCTTCGTCGAGCCGTCGGGCTGCTTGTCCTCGAAGAGGAACTCCTCGATGGCGTGGGCCTCGCCCGCGATGACCTTGGCGAAGTGCGCGACATAGCCGATGGCCTCGCGGCCCTTGTCCTTGGTGTCGCCGATGTAGAAGCAGTTCTGCCCGCCCGCGCTGCGCGCCGCCGCGGCGGTGAGCGTGCAGCCCAGCATCTCGGCGAAGGTGATGCCGGTCCGGCGGCCCTTTTCGCAGACCTTCAGGTCGCTCTGGTCTTCCAGCCAGGTCCGCTGGTGCGCCATGAGGATGCCGTCGGCAAGCGGGTCGAGATCGTCAGGTAGTTGCGAGCCGCGCGGCAGCTCGTCGGGCAAGGCCTCGGGGTCGCGGGTGAGGACGGGCGCGTCGGTCATTTGGCGCGCCTCGCGCGCCTTGTCACCTTGCGTGCCGCCCTCTGGGCCTTTCGCTTCTTCTTTGCCGATGCGGAACGGCTGCCTGCCACTTTCGTCACATCTGCGCTGTGGAAAGAAGGTCCGCGCCAGTTGATATCGAGGGCTGCAGCAGCGGCCGCGATCTGCGTCATGATCCGGCGGTTCGGCATCAGCCCGCCTCCCAGTAGCCCAGGCGCAGACGGCCGACCCATCCGCAGACCTCCATGACGACGAACGGATCGAGCGTCAGGGCCCCAAGTGGCCCGGACAACTCGAAGGTCTGCTGGCCTGCGGCGACATCGAGCGCGGGCTTGAAGCCTCGCGCGACGATGACTGCGGAGACCTGCGCGCAGCCGCAGGGGCAGATGATGCCAAGCATCTGCTCGCCGGCCTCGTTGGGCTCCGACAGCAGCAAGGCCCCCGGCAGCATGTCCTCGACCATCCGCTCGGCGGTCGGGTACTCGATCGCGCGTATCGGCTCTGCCTGGCGCGCGTTCATGCCTTCAGCCCCAGCACGCCCTTGCGGAGCCGGTCGAGCATGGCGCCGTCCATCCCGGCTTCCTTGGCCGTGGCCTCCAGCGCCTCGGTCATCTCCGCCTGGGCGGCCTCGCGCGCCTCGCGGGCAACGCGCTTGCGCTCGTCTTCCAGCAGCTTCTCGCGCATGCCCGAGGAGGCCATCAGGTCCTTGAGCATCCGGCCCAGGCTCATGAGGTCCTTGGCCTCGAGATGCCCGTCGTCTTCGCGCACCGCGCGGATCATCTGCACGGCCGAAGTGGCGATCATCTGCATGAGCACCTTGTGGATCTCGCCCTCCTTCTCGACGTCGAGATCGGAGAGCAGCTGGTCTGCGATGGCGAAGGCCTCGCGCTGGTCCTTCAGGGCCTTCGAAAAACGGCCGACAGCGCTCTTGCTCACCGAGATCTCGACCCCCTCCGCCTCGAGACGAGCGTTGAGCGCATCGGTGACGTCCTCGATGCCACCAAAGCCGCGCTTGCGCAGCTCCTCGGCAAGCCAGCGCTGCAGCTCTTCGGGCATCATTGTCACTTTTGCGGGCGCGGGCATCTCAGCTCCCCGGCCGGGGGCGCTTGATCTCCGGATGCGTGGCGATGCCCTGGGCGATCTCGACGCCGGCGACCGTCGCGGTGACCACCGTGAAGCCCGCGTGGTCCTCGGTCGTGACGAAGCCCTGCTCGGACAGCCAACGCACCTGCTCGGCGGTCTGGGCGCGCGTGAACGAGATACCGACCCGTGCAAGAAGTTCGACCATCATCGAGACGTTCGAGGTATAGGACGGCGCGTCCGCCAGAAAGCGCAGGATCGCGATGCGGGCGTGGCGGGTTACCTCTTCGGCATAGCTCATCGGTCAGCCCTTCTTCTCGAGCAGGTAGGTTTCGATCCTGGTGACAGAACTGCTCATCGCCGACATACGCTCGCGACTGGCGACCATGTTTGCATTAAGCTCGGCGATCAGGCGTTCAAGCTCATGCACTTCGGATCGCGACGGCAGATGCTCGACGGCGTGCTCGAGCTTGGCGACCCTGCGCTCGTGCTCTTTCAGCTTCTCCGACCCCGCCTCGAACCGGCGCTCGACCTCGCTCTTGCGGGTCCGGACGATGGCGACCGCCATCGCGACCAGCGAGAGCAGAAAGCCTGACGCCTTGATGAAAAGATCGACTGCGTCAGCCCAGGTCATTCGCGCTCCCGTTCATGATGGCGTCGAGTGCCGGATTGCTGTCGAGAGACCGATCGTTGCCGCCCGGGACCGGCCCGGTGTTCGTACGCTGATGCTGCTCCTGACGCATGGTGTGCAGCGCCCCGAGATCCTGCACGATCTTTCCTACGGGTGCGGCGCGCAGAGAGCGGTGCTTGTGCAGCTCGCGTGCGCCAAAGAAAAACGAAACGATCGCGCCAAGAATGTACCACAGCGGTTCGGGCACCGCCTGAAGGCCGATCATGCGCTCGGAGAACCAGACCGGATCGACCATCGCAGACCCGAAAAGCGCGATGACGCCGAACGCCATGAGCGGACGCGGCAGCCTGTTGAGCCCATCGACCAGGCCGTTGAACCATCCAGTCCGTCGCCCGGAGAATTCCGCGGAGAATTGCGCCAAGGCCGCCTCCTGGGCGGCATGCTGCCTCTGGTCGGCGGCTTCGGCGTTGACCCGGAAAACCTCGGCGGTGTCGCTCACGATGTTGCGCCCCCCCCCGAAGAACGCCGCCAGCAGCGCTCTCAGCCCCATGCCGCGATCCGCTTCTGGAACGCTTCATCCGTCATGTGAAAACCCGCAGAGATGAACTCCTCGGCGCGCTTGATCCACCCGCCCTTGCCGCCGGCGCGCGACCTCGCGAAGGTGCGTAGCTGCGGCCGGCGATCGGCGATGCGGAAGTAGTAGTTGCGGCGCGCGATACCGTAGGCGTCACGGAACCCTTCGCCTGCCCGCGCCACGACCCGCTCGGTCGCGCGAATGGTTTGGGGGCCGATGACGCCATCCACGGCGACCGTCTCGCCCATCTTCTCCAGCAGCCGCTGCAGGATCTTGACCGCATTCGCCCCGGCGTTGACGTACATGTCGAAGACTGTGTCGTGCAGCACCGTCGGCAGATCGTCGATGCGCGGCCCGTAGAAGTACCGCTCGACGAAGATGTCGATGGCGTGTTCCTTGGTGAGCGCACGGACATCCATCTTGTCGATGTCTCCGTCGCCGTCGAGGTCGCCCCAAGGGATGTTGCGGAGGGTGTGGATCGTCACGCCGTGGTTGGTCGCACCGCCCGGGTCGTCGGGGTGATCGACATACCCGCCCTCGCGCGCGACGATCTCTTCTGCCATGCGGCGGACTTCACTGCTCATGATGATGCGCTCCTTGCTCACCCGGAGGATGAGACAGAAGGCGGCAGGTTTACGCCCCCAACGTTGTGGGATCAGAAAAGGTCGAGTTGCTCAGGCCCGCCGGTGCCGCTTGCGTCGGGCCCTTCGGCAGGGTGCGATGCGCCGTTGGGTGGCAGCTTGAGTGATCGGCGCACCGTCTCGGAGCTGCAGCCGGCCAGGCGGCAAATCTCCGACTGGGAGCGCCCCTCGGCACTCAGCGCGTGGATCATCCAGGTTCGAGGGCGCGGCACGCGCACACGCTGCGAAGGCAGGCGCTGGCCAAGCGCACGCAGGGCCGCGCCGCCGATAAGCGCTTCGGCCGCACTCTTGCCCTTCGGGTCGTGCGGAAAGTAGAGGCTTGGCGCGCCGCCGAACTCCAGCAGGAACTGCAGCGCGACGCGCGGCCCGAGCACATCGATGTAGGGGGCAAGATGCGCCGGGTGCGGTGGATATCGTGTGTCGGGCAGCTGGGCCATCACGCGCCGCCAGACCTGCGACTGGTTGCAGAACGTCGCTTTCGCACATCGACAGTGACCGTGACGACCGCCTTGCCCTCGATCACGAAGCGCTGGCCGTCGAGGATCACCGCGGACAGCCCTTCGTGTTCCGCCGCGGCGGCATCCACCCTGCGTCCGAGATCGCGACGGCAGGCTTCGACATCGATGCCTTCGATGCGCTCAAAGTAGCGCAGCAGCGCGTGGTCGGTGATGTGATGCCGGGGCTTCTTCATCGCTGGCCGCGCCCCCAGTCGAAGTCGATATTCTCGCGCTTCCCCCAGGCTTTGAGCCCCTGGACGACGTCGTCGATCTGGAGCGGGTCGGAGAGCATGTCGACATCCGCCGGCGCGGCGCCGCCCCAGTTCTCCTCGAAGCGCTTGCGCACGAAGGCGTTCAGCCCGGCCCGCGACGGGTCCTTGAGCGCGTCCGCCTCGCCGAGCTTGCGCCAGAGCACGTGGATCAGACGGACATCGGCGCGGCGGGCCTGCGGTTTACGGCCCGTTGAACGCGGCGTGAAGCCGCGCGCCTTCAGCGCGTCCACGACGAGCGTCAGCTCCGGCTCGGCCATGTCCGAAAGGCTTTCCTTGCCGGTCAGCTCGCGCTGCAGGTCGCGGCGCGTGTCGGCGTCGATGCCGAGCTCGCGGCATCCGACGTGAACGAGCTTTTGCAGCGCGCGGGTCATGTCACGCCATCTCGAGCGCTTCGGTGTACATCTCGAGCACAGCCGTCTCCTCGGCGATGTCGTCCGGCTCGCGCTTGCGCAGAGCGATGACCTTCCGCATCACCTTCGTGTCGTAGCCGCGCGCCTTGGCCTCGGCCATGACCTCCTTCTGCTGGTCAGCCAGGTCTTTCTTCTCCGCCTCGAGCCTCTCGAACCTTTCGATGAACTGGCGGAGCTCGTCGGCGGTGACCCGATCTGTCGGGCCATTTAGAGCGGCGGTGTGTGCAGGGCCTTTGTGCATTGTCATCGCGTCACACCTTCGCCAGGTCCAGGCGCACCGGGACCATCTGATCAGTGCGCGGGTTGCGCTGCGCGAAGCGGACATAGGTCTTGGTCGACGTCACGCGGATCGCGTCGCGGATGGCCTCCATCGCCCGCAGCCATTCCTCGTCGTCGATCTCGAGCCGGGTCAGGCCAAGCACGCGGTGGGTGTCGATACGGCCGACCTTGTTGACCTGGAAGGCGTGATCGACGAGCGCGCGGATGTTGGCGTTGGCACCGTCGGACCAGCGCAGCACGCAGCCGTCGATCAGCTCCTTCGCCGCGCCGAGTTCGGGTCCGAACACGATCTGATCGGCCACGGCGATCTGCACCTGCATGGACCCGTCGAAGGTGCTCAACGTCATGTTGCCCTTCGCGCCGCCCTTGGCCGCGCCATACTTTTCCGGGAGAGAGCATAAGCGAAAAGTGAATATTTAGAGTTTATTTATACCAAACACATTCAAAAACCTGG